AATCTCCATTAATCATAAATCCTTATAAAGACTCGCTACAAGAAAAAGATATTCCATAAACACTTACTTGGTTTGTATCCCAATTAAGTTCGTTTGTGTCTAATCTCATTATTGTTGTTGTGTTTGAATAAATTACTGTTGTATTATCATTAATAACTTCAATACCTGTTCTTAAAGGTGGTTCAACATAAACAGTAGCCTCTCCACTACCATCAGCAGTTACATTGGCACTCACCATATAAAGATAACTATTTATTTGAATATAATCTCCAGCTAAAAAAACATTTGCTCTACTTGCAGTAAAGCCATCTAAATTAATAGCATTACCAGTTTGTGCTGCACCATTAACTAAAATTGTTTCTGTTGCTGTTCCTTGAATTGTTTTTCTATCTTGATCGCCTATTTTAAAAGTTCCTCTACGACCTCTTAATAACATAAGAAAAGCCAACCATTGTGCTGCACTTTCTTTTTTCATGGGTGGTAAAGTAAAAGTAGCTCTCCATTGAGAACCATTATGTTCATAGACTTGTTCTTGATTGGTAAAAGGAGATTCAGTAACAGCTACTACTCTATTTAATCCAAAATTTTGTGTTTTAATTCCTGTAATAGTAGGAAGTGTCAAAGGATAACTTGGTGTGTATGATGCCATAATTAACTACCGAATGCCTTACTAAATTTACCACCTCGTTGCTTTGCGTCTGCAACTGCTGATATTGTTGATTGTTGAATTGCTGGTAACATATTCATAATTTCTGCTCTAACAGTATTGGTTATACCTACAGCAAAGTTTAAATTTTGTGTAATAGCTACTCCACCACCACCACCACCTAAAGATTGTTTTGTATCTGCATTAGTTTTAATTGAACCTGAACTATTAGGAACAAATAACTCTGGACCTCTTTCTCCAACTAAAGTTGGTTGTCCTTGTTGTACTGTACCACCACCTGCTTGACCTGGAAGTGTAGTTCCTGTTGTAGCACCACCACCTGTAAATATACCTTTTAATATACTTCCAAAATTAATACCACCCTTACTTATTCTTTCTTCTATACTTTTTTGTATTTTATCTAATACCATTACTTTGAATATCATTTTTTGTAATGCTATTACCATTTCTAAAAGAATATTTTTAAAATCTAAAGTGTGTAATTTACCTCTAAACATAGCATCAGATATTTTATCTCCAACATCTGCAAATGTAGATCCAACACCTTGTGCTACTTTATCTAAATCTTCTTGTATTACTCTTAATTCTTCATATGCTGCATTTCTTTCTCTTATACCAGCAGTAGCTATTTTCATTTGTTCTATGAGTGCATCTTCTGATATTTTTCCATCACTACCAAGTTTTTTTCTTAACTCATCTTGTATTTTATATGTATCAGTTAAATTTTTTAATTCCGAATCCGTTTTACCTAATGCTTCAATTGCTCTATCAGTAGTTCTTTCATGTATTCTTGCATTTTTTTCTTGTAAATCACGCAACGTATGTTCTTCTTTAACTTTTGTAGCTGTAATAAGAGATTCTTTATGAGCTTGTTTATTTGATTCAGTAGCCAAATTATCTAACTGAACCATATGTTCGGCAATTAATTTTTGTAATTCAGCATATCTTTTTTGATCGGAAGTCATAGCTCCCTCATTCATATCAGAACCAATGTCATCTTCTATATTAAGAGTTTCCATTTCAGCTTTCATCTCTTTAATGGAATCTGTAACTTGTCTTAATGTTGTTAACTTACCTGCTGCTAAATCAACATCTCCAAATGCTTTACCTAGCATATTCATTGACCAAGTTAATCCATCAACTATTGCAACACCAAATTTACTTCTTTCAAAAAATATATCAAGATTTTCTCTTAAAGAATCTATTGCACCAGCTAAACCAGTTGCTGCTTTAACACCAGCACCACCTACTTGTTGATCTAATGCGTCTAAAATAATTCTTTGTGCTTCTGCTTTTCTACCAGTCATAGTAAGAACTTGAATCATTTCTTTTTGTGCATCTGTAAATGAAACACCTACTCGTCTTAATGCACCTAAACCAACTATTGGATCTTCTAATGCTTTACCTAATTGAGTAGCACCCATTTTTAAATCACCAAAGCCTACTTCTGCTAAATCTTGTGCTAATCTTAATGCGTCTTTAAAAGTATCTCCAGTTATAGATTTAAAAGTTAACATTATACCTGCTGCATCTCTTACTTTTGCAGTTGATGCTAATGTTGCAATACCAATTTCAGTAGATAAATTTTCTATTTCAACTAAACTTAATCCTGCAGCACCACCTGTTGCTTTAAAGATAGCTTCTAATTTAAGCATTTGTGTTTGAACAGCAGTTACATTCTTAATTAATTTAGTAAGTGCAAAACCTGCTGCAACGAACGCACCAGTCATGGCAAGTCCTTTTAAACTAACTCTACCCATTATTGCACCAATAGCGTTTAAACGACCTGCTACGGGACCTAGTGGACCTTGTACAGCTGCAATAGAACCTGCAACATCTCTCATTTTAGCTTGTAATTTAGATGCACCTTTGGCAGTAGTAATACTAGACTTATTTACTTTTTTAAGACTAGTAGATGCTTTGTCTATATTAGATTTAAACTTTTGTGCGTTTGCAATAAGTTCTACTCTGATTGTTGCTAAATTTGCAGCCATAATATTAATCTGGGAATTGTCGCATTAATTCCTCTAATTGTTTTGATTGAGTTGGTTCTGAATTTTTATTTTGCCCTTTGGATAATTTATATCCATTTAAGGCAGAAACAAATTCTGTTATTGATAAATCCCAAAATACTTTAGGGGAGAATTTTAATACACCAAGACCTATTTCTAGGTATTGCTGGATTGGGTATCTTTCGGCTCGTTCTCCCCCTGTACTAAAGGGGAATCTTCTTCTTCTTTATCGCCAGTAAATATTGTCATTAATATTGTTGAACATAATATTGCAATTTTTAATAATCCAGTTTGAATAATCATATCGCCCACTGCTCCTTGTGTAAATTTACCACCTGCACCTAAAAGTCCCTCGTGCATAACAATAGTTACATCTTGTAAAGAGTATTTATTTTGAGCCATATTATTGGTAATATCTAAAATTGTTTTACCACTTCTATTTTCTATATTAACTATACTGTCAAAGGTAAGTCTAAAAGTTCTTTCTTTATCTCCTAGCTTACCCTTGACTTCGCCTTTATACTGATTCGCCATTAGTGTCCTTTTCTATTAATTGTTCAAGTATATTTTTTTCTGTTGGTTCAGATTTTTTTAGTTTTTTCAAAGTCTTATTTGATTTAACTATATCACTTGTATTTATATCTTCGCAAGTAATTTCTGCTCTATTTGAATAAATTTGTACCTTTTGAACAATTAACTCATTAACACCTATTGAAACCTTATCGTAGGGTTTAACAGGAATATCACTTCTTGTTTCGATAGTAACTACACCCTTTCTAGTAACCTTGTAGAAACCATTATAGGACTCTCCTTGAAATTTTATTTCTATCACTTTAAACCCATCTGTATGTTCCATTATTAATCCTTTGTTGATTATGCGTCAGCCCAAGTTATTGTACCATTTGATTCAAGAGTTAATGAATAAGTTTCTTCTCCATTATATTCTCCTGCTCTTTCATAAGACGTAATTATAAAAGCACCTTTTGCAGTTGAAGTATCTCCAAATACCAAATCGTAATTTACTGAATCTCCACTAAATGCAGTTGCTCTTGTTGTAGTTTCTGATGCTGCATCAGTAAATACTCCACTTGCAGAAATAGTCATACTTCTTATTCCCATATTTCCACCAAGTGCTCTACCTATATCATCTCCTGCTGATCCACCAAATGTTGCCGAATCTTTTGTTGTAACATCAACTGTTTCTCCATTAATAGACATTGATGTACTTCTCATTCCACCTAATGTTACTGGTGTTCCTGTACTATTATCTTTCAATAAAAATGCTGAACCTTTTTGTGCTGCCATGTTGTTTCTCCTTGTTTATTTTTAATATTATTTATTTTTTAATTTGTCAATACAAAAACTCTAAATCTTTGCATTCCATGTGTTGTAAGCCCATCATTTTCTTTAATTATATCAGAGAACTCAAATCTCATATTATTGAAAGCACCTGATACTGATAAACTTGATTCGTGTAATACATCATA